ACCACACACGAACTGAAGATGCTACTCACACGGGTAGGCGAAGGATCAACCATCGTGCTTAACGGAGACATCATGCAGACAGACCTGAAGGATGGCGATGGTCTTACAAAGATCACCCACCTAGCTAAGAAGCACATGCTCCCTATCCCTATTGTGGAGTTCGACCTAGACGACATCGTTCGTTCAGACATCACAGCTATGTGGGTCAAAGTATTTTATGCGGAGAAGGTATGAGTGTAGAAGACTATCTAAGATACGACTCTAAGACAGGTGATTTGATTTGGATAGCAAGACCGGCACTTTGCATTAAGGTAGGTTCTAAAGCTCAAACAAAAGACACGAAAGGTTACGTAGTCGTTTGTGTAGAAGGTACTCAGTACAAAGGACACCGTGTTGCTTGGTACCTACACTACGGGGAGTGGCCCTCAGATGGTTTAGACCATATCAACAGAGACAAGTCCGACAATCGCATTGAGAACCTTAGGGTTGCTAGCCAAGCAGTCAACAACCTTAACAAAGCTAAAGGAGCGTCTGGTGAACACTATATTACAAAGTATGGAAGTAGGTGGCAAGTGAGAGCACCGGGAGGCGGTTCACTGGGCTACGCAGGGACTGTCAATGAGGCAAAGGAAATGCTGGAATTATACAAGGAGAAAATCTAATGGCTAAATGGACACTTAATGAATGCTGTGATACCTGCAACTGCTTGCTTGATGATCAGGGCCAATGTGGGGAGTGCTTACTGCCAGACGACTACAACAACATTGACAAACCATTCCACTACAACCAATCTGGGATAGAATGCATCGACTACATTAAACAAGTCCTGGGGAATGAGGGCTTCATCGCCTACTGTCGGGGCAACGTGATGAAGTACAACCACCGTGCCTTCTACAAAGGCAACCCCACAGAGGATATGGCGAAAGCTGAACAATACTTAAAGTGGGCCAATGAGACCCTCAAGGAAATCCACAAGTAAGGAAATCAAATGCCAAGTCTAAGAGCAACCATTGCAGTCTACGTACTCCTCGTCATTGGGATCACGTTTGGTACTGTAGCTAGATCAGAAGAACTCAGGGTAATCAACTTGCCTGAGGAAGATGCAATCTTGTTGACAGGAGACATTATTCAAGGGACTGCACAACGGTTAGACGACATGCTGGTAGCCAATCCTGCCATCAAAAAGGTGGGTATGGTATCTGGTGGTGGTTTGGCCTACGAAGGCTTCAACATAGCTAACGTACTAAGTAGCCACGACGTTACGGCTGTTGTTCCACGGGGCTACGTCTGCTTGAGTGCCTGCGCTATCGGGTTCATTGGGGCTAAGGAGTATGTCATACTAGGAGCCCTTGGGTTCCACAACATGTACATTGCTGATGAGAACTTAGTAGACGCTGACAAGCTCATGCTTCTTATACGGGGTCAACAGTTTGGTGTACGTACAGCTATCTTCTTTGTAGCTAACGGGTTCGAGATTGAACTACCCTACATCATCAGCGCTGTCACTACTCCAGAAGAGTTTATCGTGTTCACCAGTACAGAAGACCTGATGACGTTCTTTGCTCGTACAGAGGAAGACCCAATCGACAACTACCTAGTTGACAACGGTATCGACGAAGCATGGATTGAGGAGCACCTATGGGACTCAGATCGCTTTATGCTATTCCTAGCAGGAGGAGACAACAATGCACCTTAACTTAAAGTTCTGGAAGTTCTGGACTACGGAGGTGCTACTCTGTGTAGCACTTTATGTATCCCTCATATCTCTAGGTGGCTACCACTTCATCCTAGACAATGACTCTACCTACATCTCCCTGGTTAACATTACCATTCTGGTAGCTACCTCCCTCTGGGTAGGCCTACGTATCACACTGGGATGCAAGTCAGGCACAGACCTCCAGTGGTACCTAGCAGACGTCACGCTGTCCCTTGGGATGGTGGGCACCCTCTTCGGGTTCCTTCTGGTTCTGTACTCTACCTTCGACGGTATCGACGTTACCGATCAAGACTCAATGCGAAAAGCTATTGAAAGCCTAGCCACAGGAATGGGGACAGCACTGCTTACGTCTCTGGTTGGTCTTATCAGCTCTATTATCATGAAGTTCCAGCTGGTAATCCTGGAAGACAACGATGAGAAAGTATAGTAGCAACCTAGCCTTTGTCGATCTGCTCTTTAACCTCTTAGTTGGTTTCACCTCTCTCTTTATCATTGCATTCCTGATGATTAACCCTGTAGCAAGGGATGGGGAGGTTACACCACCAGTTAAGATGTTTGTTGAGATCGAATGGGACAAGGACGCACACACAGACATTGACTTGTTTGTACGTGGTCCAGACGGAGTAACAGTCTTCTACGGTAAACGTGACGGGGCTTATATGACCCTACAGCGGGATGACTTAGGTGCTAGTAACGACACATACTTAATCAATGGAGAGGTTGTAGTAATCAAACGCAACTACGAGATCATCAACTTCACTGAACTACCACCAGGTGAATATGTTATCGCAGTCTTCTACTTCTCTGGGATGGGGGAGCCACTGGACATCAAGGCCAGGGTTCGTAGCATCTCCCCCTTCAAGTCTGTCTATGATGGTGAGGTTATTGGCCTTACGCCTCGTAACGAAAGGACAGTCCTATCGTTCGTAGTAAACAGTGAGGGTAAGATCACAGACCTAAACACTGAGGTTGACATCCCAATCACACAACACAGGAAAAGGAACTAAGATCATGACGGAACTGGTAGTACTAATAGCCCTTCTTGGTTTTGGCCTTGCATTCTTGACATACACTTCTAGTATCAGTAAGTTCATCAAGTTGGCTATACTGCCCTTGTTCCTCTTCTCCACCGCTACAGGCTACTCCTACTTCATGGACGAGGTAGGAAAGCCAGCCCAACGTGACCTACCTGAGACAGCAGAATACGTATTCCACAGGATAACACCCGAAGATACTATCATTGTTTGGCTCAGGGAGGAGGGGGGCTTCGACAGGCTCTACATTATCCCGTACTCAAGGGAAGCAGCTAAGGAGCTGGAAGAAGCCAAGGAGAAGTCAGAGGGAGGAACAGGACAGAACATATCTACAACACGAACAAAGGGAGCAAGCGAAGGTCAGTCTCTCGAGACAAATGACCGCCTAGACCTAGACAGCCACATACATTCAAAAGGGTAAGGACAAGCTATGTTTAACTTCTTCAGAACGAGGGAATGGGTCTTATGGTCCTACGGGGGTAGTCTACTAATCCTCCTCACGCTGTGGTATCAAGTACAACTCGATGTAAAGATCAATGAGTTCTTTGGATCGTTCTACGATATGATTGGAGCTGCCCTCTCAGGGGACCGTACAGTGACCTTAGCTGAGTACTACGGGGAGCTAGCGACCTTTGGTGGCATAGCGGCACTCTACGTAGCTGTAGCGCTCTCTGTGAGCTTCTTCACACAGCACTGGTTGTTCCGCTGGCGTACCTCAATGGTTGACACCTACCACAACCTATTCCATAAAGCACGAGGGATCGAAGGGGCCTCTCAGCGTGTCCAAGAAGACACTGTGAAGTTCAGCCGCATCATGGAAGGCCTTGGGGTATCCTTTGTGGAGAGCATCATGGTTCTGGTAGCTTTCTTCCCGATCCTTATGGGTCTCTCCATGGGCATCACGGTTACATTCTTTGGTGAGTGGCAATACGGTCTGGTAGCTTCGGCCATCATCTGGTCGGTCGGTATCACAGTTGTCCTGCTTGTTGTTGGTAAACTACTACGACTGGTTAATATCGAGTACGACATCCAAGCCAAGGAAGCAGCCTACCGAAAGGTTCTGGTTATCGCTGAGGACGATGGTAATGTACGACCCAAGACACTCAATGAGGTGTTTGAAGATGTGCGGAAGGTTCACTATGTAAACTACGCAAGGTATGCAGTGTTTAACGTAGCTCGACTGGCCTGTCTACAAGCCAATGTTCTGGTAGGCTACGTGATCCTAGCACCTGCTATCGTAAGTGGAGCCATTACTCTTGGTGTCATGCAGCAAATCCTTCGTGCCTTTGGGCGTGTGGAAGGCTCCATGATGTATCTATTCAAGTCGTGGTCCACAATCATCGAACTACTCTCCGTCTACAAGCGTCTTAATGAATTTGAAAAGGAAATCAA